AAAATACCTCTAGGATCGGAGAATCCAAATGAATATCTCTCTCTTGCTTTAAATCTTACATTACCAGTATCAAAGTCCCCTTCGATAGCTGTTTTAATTGCTGCTCTAACAAACTGTTTTAGTCCGTTTGGAGCATCAGTCATAATGAAGAAAGCGTCTGTGTCAGTCAAATAATGATTAACTCTATAACCTTGTGGAATCATTCCCATTGAAGCCATAGCGTTTATATCATTATCAGCTGTGCCGACTCTTTGTGGAGATCTTAAAATTCTCTCAGCAGTAAATTGTAATTCTTTTGGAATTATCATCTTTACACCTTGCATTGCAATTTTAAGTCCTCTTTCATCTACGAAAGCAGCAATATCAATCATTGATTGCTCAAGAGATGTTTCAGATAAGTCAGCAGCTGTTGCTAGTTCGTTGGCAAAAGTTCCTCCGCTTGATAGTGGATGTTGGTCGTGACATAAAGCAACCCCATCTCCACCTGCGAAGTTGTTGTCAAAAGCATTGTTTAACACGTTAGCAGCTTTTACTTGCTTAGTGTTTGCCATTGATCGAGCTAATGCTCTAGTATAACGACCTGCTAATCTATCGTACAGATTATCTTCAATAGCTTCTTCAGTAATAGCAAATGCCATAGCAATTGTTTCATGTGTATACCTTGCGGTAAATGATTCATTTGCTTGGTCAAAGGTTACTGCTGCACCTTCAGTCTTTGTAGGTGCTGAACCAAAACCTGTTAGCATTACTTCTTCTTCAAAAGCTCTGTCTGATGCTTCTGCAGTAAAGATTTCTGCATGTTCGTTTTCATATCTTGCGTATTCTAAGCCAAAGAGAGCATTCAAACCAGGCTCTAATTCTTTGACAAGTTGTGATCTTGAAATAGCCATAATTTACCCCCTTTAACCTGCTATACCAGTGGTAGCAGTCTTGTAGAAATGATTATTTATACGAACTAAAACATTAGTATCAACTGTTGAACTGTCAGAATTGTTTACATCTTGACTTATATCAATCACTTGAACAGGTAATGCTGCTGTAGTAGCTTTTGTAGAATGATCAAGTTCAACTTGAGATATTCCAGTTGTAGTACTACCACTACCAGTTACGTTAAAGTTAGCATAAATATTTGCTACAGGAAAAGCTTCGTCACTGTTCATTAAAAAAACTGTCATTGGATCATCAATGACATTAGCAATAATATCTGAAGCAGCTGTGCTTGCAGGATAAAAATTACTAAAAGTTGGTTTGTTTGTTGTTGGATCAGTAAAAAAACACCCATTAAACACACCGAGTACTGCGTCACCCCCACTATTACTTGTAGGATCAAATCTTTGAATATGACCTGTAGTGACTGGCACTACTAAATCACCTTGAAAAATATTAGCCGCATAGCCTGACGCAATTCGGTATCTATTCTGGGCATTATTCCACGGAGCACCACTCAACGATCTGTATGGTCTAAGACCAAATTTTTCTGCTACGTTTGCCATAATTAAACTCCTTTATTGGCGTTAAAAATACGGTGATATTCAGTTAAGACTTTCTACCACCACCAAAAGATACACGAGTCTGTCTGTCAATATTGACAGGCATCTCTGGTCGTTGTTCCCTAAGAATGTCATTGTCAACGGCTTTCACTTGATCAGCTGTTATTTTTCTAAAATACTCTCTGCGTTCCATAACTACTTCTTCGGGTATCCTTGCCAACACAAGGCCACCAACCCCGATTAACCCCTGATATTGACCTTGTTGTATCACTGGATAATCATGATCGCCAAGCTCATTTTTTATTTCTTCAGCTCTAACGAATTCCCAACCTTCTCTTAGTTTTTTAGATACGTTACCCGTATCCATAAAACCAACACTTTCGGTTCTTATCCAACGATGCTTAAAGCCCTGTGGTGCAGGCGGTGCATCCAGACTTGACGGAGGAGTCCAAGATTTTTTTCTTTCCACTCTTTCACTTGAACTGCGTAAAGTTCTATTCTTTTTTTCCATAATACTAACTCTCCTTTACGTGTTTTGCGTATTCTTCTAATGGCACCCCTAATCTTCTTGCAATAGCTTGCTGTGACTTGGTGAGTTTCACAGTTCTGCGACCCTGTTGTTTACGCCCTGCAGAGGCGACAGTTTGGATCGGTCTTTCACTGGCGAACTTATTAGGAAAATACCCTCTAAGTTTGTTATCTATTTCAGTATAGTACTCATCGGACTCTGGGTCAAACCCCTGAGTGACTAAATCTTCATGAATTGCGAAAGCAGCATTTGTCATAACCTTGTCTTTTTGAAACCATTCGTTTCTTGACATCCAGTCTTTTGTTTTTTCACTAACAACTGGTTGTTGTGTTTGCTGCATATTTTGTTGTTCTTGTTCAGCTTGTGCTTTATCTTGATTAGCTTCATCTTCTAACTGTATTTTTCTAACTCTTGCTTTTTCTTTTTCAACTGCAAGAGAAGATAGTTTTTGATTAGCCTCAGCAATTTTATCTGTATCTTGAGCATCTAAAGCATTCTTAAGAAGTGATTTTGTTTGATTAGTTTCTATATCAACTCTTGCTTCATATTCATCAACAAAACTTTTATCTGTTGATTTTAATTCTTCCATAGTTTTAGAATATTTAGACTGTACTCCTTTTGCATAATCAAGAGCTGCTTTTTCTTTTCTTTCAGCTTCTCTTAATTTTCTAGTAAGTTGATTAATTCTTTTTTGTACTCCTTGAGAATACTCTTGTAAGTCATCTCCTTTAGTTTCAGTTTTTACAACCTCAGCTTTTTCATCAGCTTTAATAGGATCTGTATATCCTAAATCGACTGATTCAACTTTTGGCTCTGTGTCCTCTTGAGATTTTGATTCTGCAACTTGCACTTCTTGTTCTTGAAAACCATCAGTGTCTAGTTCTACTTGTTGTTGTTCTGCCATAACTACTCCTTAAAATAGTGCGAGGATGTCCTCGGGTTTTTTGATTGTTGCGATGATTTCATCATCATTTAATATACGATGCTCTCCATAGTTTGTTTTGAATCTTGCTCCTGCATACCTTCCATAAATTACAAACTGTCCTTCTTTGCACCATGGTCCTTCTGGAAACTTATCTTTGTCTTTATAACAAAGCTCTCCCATCTTTACCACTAATCCAACTACAGTTGTAACTTCTTTTGTTTCTTGAGTCTTGTCTGTAAGTATGATACCGCCATCAGTTTTTGCTTTACCTGTCCATGGTCGAACAAGTATTCTATAGCCAACTGGATCTGGCACTGTATCTAAATATTTTTTTGTTTCTTCTTTACCTTGAGGGACTTTTACTTCTGATCTTCTTTTCAAGTTTAACATAGTCATAAATTTTCTTCCTTTTTTAGCAGGTCATTTATATCCTGAAGCAATGTTTCTAACGCATTGATCTTACCTCTAGCATATTGCAAGTTCTCCATTGTGTCTACACCATAAATGCAATCTTCTTTATATCTTGAAATATTATCTTTAATTTTAGATCTTAAAACTTGTAAAGTATCAATATCGTACATTATTAAATATAGTTAAATTACGAAATAACCATCTCCATACTGCAGAACGTACGATAGACACGATAGTAAATACTGATGCTATACCTAAACTATCAAGTGCAGAAGGGTATAAATTAAACAAAGGAAAAATAAATATTTGAATTAATATAGCTAACAAAAAACCACTACCTACATCAATTATACTTTGAACAAAATCTTTTTTCATTTCTTAAGTATCTTTGTATCAGTTTTTTTCAACTTGTCAAATGATCTGAGGCCTCCGATTCCTAGCATGCCGAGCAAAAGCGGCATCATAATCGACATGTCAGCTTGTGGAATTGTAATTCCAAACCCTGCACAAATAGGAGCTATCATAAAATTTATTGCTAAAGACAGCGCACAAATCCACCCAACAAGGGGCCTCCAACTTGACTGAAACCAGTTACCTTTTGCTTCTTCGGTGTTGAGTTTTATTTGAGCCAGAGCCAACTCTTGTGCATGTTTTTCTGCCATAGTCGATATTTCATGACTTAATTGAGCTGCTTTATCTTTATCTCTAACAAATTTTCCAATTAGTTTTGTTGCTGGTCCTATCAATGCAGTAAGTGCCATTATTTAACTCCTATAAATTTTTTACCTTTAACTTGAATATCTTTTATACCTTTTATGTCACTCATACCCACACCATTCTCTCTATGAGGACAACCTGGTTTTTTTATCATTACCATAACACCAAAATTAAAACCAATACCTTGAGGTGTTGGTCCTTTTTTAGGTGGTGGTCCAAATTTTTTACCCTTCATTTTTAGCCTCATCGTTTTCTATTTTA